TTTATTTAATATATTCGCTATATTAGATGATGTATCGTTTATTGATTTAAAAGTACCAGGACTCATTTCTCCCATATTGCTTATGGTAGAAGCAAATATTTCTGATGTTTTATCTTTTAACTCTACAAGTTTACTATTCAACGATGCCTTTTGGACTTCCGATAAATCTTTATTAAACTCGAGCTCATTTATTATAGCTGCCATAGCTCTTGAATTATTAAAAGCTTTTGAAGCTGTGCTTTCGCTCATAAACGGACGAATAGCTGCTCCCCCTAATATAGGGACTCCCGCTAATAATGTAGTTAAAATAGCAGTATCCTGACCTACTTCAACAGCATTATCAAGTAAATTTACATTTTCACCTAATACAAATTTACGTACGGCATTCTGTGATATATTTGTAAATTGCTCAGACAAAAATTCCTCTCCTTGCGCTTCAGTAAAATTCAATCCAGCTTTTTTCATTAGCTTATTACTGGTCATAACATTAAAGTCATACCATTTATCCGGAGCTGTTTTAGCTGCAGAGTTAAAGAACCCGCGTCCTTTGTCTAAAATTTTACCAGTTGATTTTTCAAAAACCCCTTCAGCATATCCATATAAAGCAGGAGCCACAATAAGTTCTTTTAAGCCGTAATCAGGTTTTACAAATTCACCATTCTCATTATAATAACCATTTTTCTCTTGGTTTATCATATTCAAATATTCGGAACCTATTCCCCTAGCCGCTATTAAGCTTGTTTGCTTGTTTAATAGAAAGTATGATCCAATTTTTTTAGCTGTAGATGTTTTTGCTACAGACTGTGCAGCTTTTGCCTCTAGACTAGCTCCACGAGTAAGATATAGAGCAACTAAATCTGGTGCTTGATTAATAAGCAAATCGCCGGCCTTTTCAAAAAGCCCCTCAGCACTAGTTAATTCTCTTTCTTTTGGATATAATTCTTGTAAATCTTTACCAAGACTATCCACTCTTTCTGCAAGAAATTCAGAAGATGCTGTAAATGGATTTTTAATTCCAGTTAGTTCACCTATTTTTAAATAGTCATAAGCTGCTGATTTTAAAGGTCCACCACCTAAATAATCAGCACCCCCAAGAAGTTCATAGGCCCATTGGGTACTTCTTGTTTTTAATTTATCAGCAACACCTGTCCATGAATAATCTCTTTTATATAAATCTTGTTGAAAGTTTAAATCGTCATATTTTGTAGATTCCTTATCTATTTTTTTATTAAGGTCTCTATAATTTATGTTTTCTAATTCATATATTTTAATTAACTCATTACGTTGAGCAAGCTTTTTATTCTCATCATCAACTTCTTCTTGAGTTTTAAACTTATAATTATTTGGTTTAATTACTTTGTTTAATTCACTTATTTTATTACTTATATCTGATATTTGATTTTCTTTTTCTTCTCTGGTTATAACATCTTTTGTATAAGCAGCAGCTTCAGCAGCCTTTGTTTTTTCAAAATAGTTATTAGCTATACTCCTTGATTTATCAGAAATATCGGTAGTATTTTCTAAGTAATCTTTAAACTTATCATTTTTTAATTTAGCAATTTCTTTTTTCTTATATTCAGAAGCGGCCATATCTAATATAGCGTCCTCATTAAATTTACCTAATAAATTTTTAGAACTTAATTCTTTTTTTATTTTAGTAACCTCGTCAGGGAATGGCTTATATATTTCTGTAGTTTCACTCCCTATTGCATAGCCATATTCGTCAACTGGAGCAGGTGTAACTATCTTTTTGCCGTTTTTTGCTTTTTCTGCTTCTATATATAGTTCAATATCGCTTAATTCTTCTTCCGTAGGTTTAGAAATTAATTCTCCTTCTTCAACCCATTTTGAAGCTTCTTTGTCTTTCTTTAAATCCAATGAAGCAACAGTAGCTTTAAATTTAGAAAGATCCGCGGCTTCTGTTATTTTAGCTTCCTCAGTCTTCTTTGCTTGTTTTGCTTTAAACTCAGGTGTCTCTATTGAAAATGGAGCAGTCTCATCTATTTGTCGTTGGTATACGCTTGAAGTAAGTTGATCCAAAAACTCTTGTGATTTAACAGGAGTCATTGGAGCCGAGGCTTTTACTGGCTTTTGATTTTCTTTGCTCTTTTTAAAATTGCTTAAAAATCCAACCTCTTCTTTTTTTTCTTGGCCATCGCTCCAAGGATATTTTTTTGCTTTTGGCTTAGCCGCAACAGTACTCTTTGCGGTTTTTTGTTTTAACTTCTTGTTTTTTATAATGGCATCAGCCGAGATTTTCTGCTCGGCTGCCATTCTATTTATATCGTTTTCTGTATATGTTTGTCCTAAATCGTCGATGTACTCAAGCATAGATACTTAATTTAATTTGTTATTTTGTTTTTTTATACCCAATCTGTGCTTTTACCACTTTTTCAGATACAGGATTACCAACTATAAATCCGTCTTTGTCTACTTCATACCAGTAACCTACTTTTCCACCATCATTTTTATCAGCTATCTTGTATTTCTTATTAGGCCCTTTAACAATTGTACCTAATCCTACTCCTTTATTACCTCTTTCCGCAGGCGGTGTTTCAAATACTGATTCATTCAATACTTGCGCTGCAGATTTTTTAGGTTCTTTTTTAGTTCCGGCTTTTGTAGTTGTAGATTTTGGCTGTTCCTTTTGATATATATAAACTCCAGAGTCTTCTTTTAAAACATCTTGCTCTCTCATTATTTGAGTATTAACAAAATGGTCTTTATAAGCCTCAATTGCCTCAGTTTTTTCAGTAGCACTAAGTACATTATCAGAATCTAAATATATTGGCTTTAAACCAGCTTTAACACGATATTTATTAACTGTATTATTTGTATGCAACATTAATTCTTCATCTGTCATACCAGCTATTTGAGCATCTAGATCTGTACTTACCGCTGTTTTTATTAAATCTAAATCTGGCTCCATTACAACTTTGTATCTACCGGAACCTTTTTGACCAACTTCAACTTCTCTTGTAATTGGAACACCATTAGCATCTTTCTTAAGGAATGCTTCTTTAATACGTCCATTTGATTGCATTTGAGCATTTGGATCCCTTGGATTAGTTGATTCTAATTCAAAAACATCTGGCTTAGCTGATTTTAAACTTTCATTATTAGCTGTTCTATCCGGCACTCTCTTTATAAATTCAGTACCAAGATCACTTATTTTTTCTAATTTAGAAGCAGCATATTCACGTACTAAATTACCTTTATCATCATAAATTTCCCAAACAAGTTCATTTGGATTTGCATTTTTATATGTTGCTTTTTTATTCCCTCCTAATTTACCTTGCATTATACGCAAAGCTCTAACATCTTCTGGATTCATGTCCTCTGCTAATCCGCCAGGGCTACCAATAGGTTTTAATAAAAGTTGGTCTACCTCATCAGCATAAACAGCTACATCTCCTAAGCTTTTAGAAAAACTACCAGAAACAGTATTGTTTATATCAGCTAATTTTTGCATTGCTACTTGTCTATCATTGCCAGTTATTGTATTATTCAATAAACCAGATTTTAATTTAACAGCTTCTTGTATTAATGGCTCAAATGTTTCTGATAAATTTAATTTACTGTCTTTATCAGAAATTTTAGAAACAGAACTCCGTAATGAATAAGAATAACTTTCAACTTCATTATTTATTTCATCCAATCTTTTCTTGTTAGCCTCTAATTTTTTCTTTATTTCATTCTGCTTATTAACATAACTTTCTGCTATATTAGTAAATGCACCTGTTATTGTTTGTTGCAATTGTCTAAAATGCTCACTTGTTTCTGTATCTATTATTGCTTGTGGATTACTGTATGCTCCCATTTTTATATTTGTTTAAATTCTACATCTAACAAAGAGTAATTAACTCTATCGTAACCATCGCTAGCTTTAATTACAGCTTCTGCTGGTATTTCATCCGACATTACTCCCTGATAAACGCCATTACCAAATCTCTTATCTTTATATTCAAAACTATAAATATTAATACCATTTTTAGATTTTCCAATATTTATAATATTTTCTTTTGATCTTCTATCTGACATTACTGTTGGGGAAAAACTTGTACTTGGAGCAACAAATCCTCCTCCTCCTGATGAGCCACTTCCGCTTCCTGCTCCGCTAGCCATTAAGGAACCACCGATTGATGCTAATCCACCAAGCATTCCTGTTATTGCTCCAGTTTGATCGGCTCTTGCTTTAGCGGCTTGTGCTTGAGCATTTTGCATTTGCCCAGCAACACGTTCCATTTTTGCAACTTCTCTCTGTTCACGTACATCAAACATAAATTGTTTACCAGCAACTTCTGCGCCCTGCACTCTTTGCGCTTCACTCATTTTTACATTCTGTATCCTTTGAGCTTCAGCCATTTTAATTTGTTGCATTTCAGATTCTCCTTGGGCTCTAAGTTTTTGGTTAGCAGCTTCCTGTTGTTCAATATTAGCGGAAATTTCTTTTTTACTTTGTAAAGCAGCCTGTGCTAATGCAGTAGCGCCACCGGCACCCGCTCCGGTTTGCTGTAAAGTATCTAATGTGTTTGCTAATGATATATCAGCTTGCTCTGCTTGAAATTCTGCGGCTTTTGTAGCAACACCTAGACTTGCATAAGGGTTTGATACCATACCAGTAAGGTCAGAAGCCATTGCGCTAACATCTTTTACTCCTTCATAAGGATTTATTATAGCTTGTCTTGATCTTTCTAATGAAGCTAATTCAGCCGCTCTAGCTCTTGCTTCTTTTTCTGCTCGACGTCTAGCTTTTTTTGCTGACCTTGATCCAAATATACCACCGGCTATTGTTGCTACACCACTTGTTATAGCTCCGGCAACTACCATACTCATACTCTATTCATTTAAAAGTTTATATTCTTTATATTTTTCGTAAGAAGTGCACGTTAGCATATCTTCTAATTTATTTATGTCTGTTATGTTTTCAGGGTTTGGATATACATTAACAAATATAGTATCTTCCAGTGCTTGTATAACTCTTTTAGTACCTTCTGGAGCATGTACATAACAAGGAGCAATATAATGGCTTACTCCTTCATCAGTAGCCACCGTTATTTCGCCTTCTAGTAAAAACCATGTATGGGAAATCTTATATAGTTTACCTATAACAAGACCCCCCTTTGCCATGAACATTTCTCTAATATACACTCCTTCTGAAAAAGAGTGTTTTAGTGGAAACATATCTGAATTTCCTTTTGCTATTAATGGACTATCAATTGCTAACATTGCATTTTCTAATGCTTCCACTTTATTTATGAACTCCGTATTAATTAAACGATGTTCTGAATTTAATTGAATTTGATTTTCCATTTATTTTTAGTAACTTGATATAGAATATACCGAGCCAACGCTCCATAATTCTTTTAAACCACCTGGATTAGTAACAGCGTCAGTAGACATTGTTACAGTAGCATACCTTCCTTTAATACCTGTCATTTGCGCACCATAAATAACCTCACCATCAGTTGGTAAACTATTATTTGCTAAGTTTGCAAAATATTTATTTTCTTTTCTATCAAAGCCATAATGGTAAGTTACACCGCCATCAACATAAATACCCTCTATATAACTTGGTACTAATGCTGTAGTATCATACGTAGAGATCCATGTACCTGGAGTACTACCTGGATCCGCTCTTTGAGCGTCTGATATAAAACTATTAACCTGCCAGCCATTATCCCCCTCGTAGTTTACTGTTTTAAAGTTTTTACTAACCGCTGGGTTTTCATTAAACACAAAAGTTATAGAAGCAGGCGAAGTAACACCATAAAACGATCCAACCGGAACGTTATTACTATAATGCATCCAAAGAGCACCTGAATTTAATGAAAATACTTTATTCCTTATACTAAATAGCTGTGTAGGTTTAAAAGTAAGAAAACTTGAAAAACCATTAACTAACTCATCAAAGTTTAAGGTACTATAATTTTGATCAGGATTTGAAACACTACGCTGTAAAGATAAAACATATTGTTTATTATGAATATCCCATCCGCCAATAACATTTCCTTGTCCGTATTGAGCAGAATTTATATTATTAAAAGTATCTCTAAAAAAGTCAGTCATACCATTTTCAGAAATCTCAGTTAAACCATCTTGTGATAATCTAAGTACTGCATTTCTAAATCTATCAGTGAAGTATTTTCTATATCCATATACAGCAAAACTTTGTGGATCTTGACTAATACCATAATTACCAGCATAAGCTTGAATATCCCCAATTACGGCATTAGATGATGTAACCGTTCCTCCACCTTCAGCAGAATATATTGCGTCTTTATCAATTAATGCTCTACTAACTTTATCTTCTTGAAAGATTATTAAGTTTGTATCTTCAGCATATAATTTTTGTATTGAACCATTAGATGGATTAAGACTTTTTGTTATATCTTCGGCAACAGAAAATTGATTAGTATTATTAATACCTGTTCTTGAATTATATATACCTGAATATATTAAAGAACTTGATCTAATAGAAGCTCCATTGTCATCTTCAACTAAGTATGCTTTTACACCAAAATCAACAGTGGTATCGTTAAAACCACCTTGTATTCTAGCCTCTTCTATAACCCATTCTTTTTCAGTGGGTGTGATTATTAAATCTGGCGCTGGATAACCGCCAATTTCTTCTGGTATACCAAAAGATCCACCATATACAGGTTCATAATCTAAAAGTTCATTGCTTAATACTTTCTTTAATAAAAAAGTATTAAAATATTTAATTTCTATTGCCGCTGCCATATAATTATTATCACTTATTTATTATATTAATTACAGTAAGGTAATATAAAACCACCTTACTGTAATATTATTATACACTCTCTAAATACATTCCACCGGTTCCTCCGCCGCCTAGTTCAGAAATATCGCCTGAACCACCTCCTCCTGAGAAGCTAACAAATATATTGTTAAATTCATAGGTTCCCGGTCCTGATAAAACGTGAGACCCTGCAGAATATGATCCCGGAGCTCCGTCAAAAGCACTCGCGAATAAAGCTGAATAGCCAACTATGTTAACAGTTGCTTGTACATTATTTGGTCCGTCAGGGAATGGGAATGCTCCGGCCCTTACCAGACAGTTATATCCATCTGCAACTGTTATTGTGCCAATAGCAGAAAATGTTCCGGTTATTTGTGTTGAGGTTATACCGGCACCAAGTGGGGATGTAACATTGAAACTGATTCCTGCTGTAGCGGATATAACTATAGTTATGTCTACTTGATCGGTATCTCCTCCGGCATCTGTTAATACTATTGTTAATTCTGCGGTTCCTTGATCTATATCAACAAATGTTTTTGTTAATAATCCAGTTACTGGATCTATTTGAAATTGCATGCTGCCACCAAGTATTGACCATTGTAAATCTTCTCCATCTCTTCCTCCATTTATATTAGAGCCATTGTTTCCTTGAAATAAATAAACAACTGGCGAAAGTGGACTTGGAAATATTGGTTCGGTTGGTTTGTTTAATATAGTAGGAGCTACATTACTCAATTGTCCATACTTAGTAAAAACTGTTTGAGTTGGATTTGGAACAAAAGTATTAACAGTAAATGTAAATACATACGATTCTAATTGAATAGCATTAAACCCATAGTAAAAATAATCGATTATTTCTATATTAAATTTACCATCAGCAGATCCTTGAGTCATAATAAATTCATTTCTGGGATTACCATCTCCGTCGACAACAGTCATAGTTATATCTCCTAACGGAATTTCTAATAATGTTCCAATCGTATCTACAAAGTAAAAGTCGTCTACCGGATTATCATCAGGATCCCCGGGTTCAGCTGCTTCATTAAATCCAAAAATCCAACCTTCTAATCTTGCAGGGGCATCAGATCCAACTATAATTGCTTCATTTAATTCGCTTATTATACCAGAGGTTGATGTTTCCCAATATATGTCTAGTCTAGAATCAAAAGGATCGGTTTCTGCAACAGCTAATCTTATTGTTTTCGGAGGTTCGCTTACACCTGCTTCAGTGGTAGTTATACCGAGTTTTGTATCAGTGGTTAATCTACCTATTAAAGGGTTTGAATCTACTTGATAAAATTGATCATATTCAATTGGTAAAGATGTTGACAACGAAAACAAAGAATTAACCGTTGCAATAGTATTTACAAAAGAAAACGTATTACCAGGATAAAACTGTTGGTTTTGCCAATCTGGTTCAATATTATTTACTCTAGAATATAATTTAACACTACTTCTATATTGTTCTTGTGTATTACTAACATCATTTAAGTCTCTAGGTACTTTGTTTATATTATCTCCTATTAATACAAAATGAGAGGTCTTATCAAGTTCTTTTAATGGCTCTGTTGGATAAGCGGCCATCATACCTGGTAAATATACATTATAGTAATCCTGTTCGTTTTGTTTTACTACAATTTTATATGAATACCACCCAAGCGGATTGTAATCATCCTCAGTAGCCTCTCCATTATATATACCCGGCCAATCTGAAATTCCACCACCATCTATTGGATTATTAAATAATACCTTTAATGAAAGTCCAGGCCATTGATTTACTAATCCGTCTTCTGGGATTTCACTTCCAGGACTAGTTTCTTCTTTATAAGGCACATACAATGAAGCTGCACCAAAACTGTTATTAAAAGAACTTAAAGCATTAGACAATATCACACCTGATTGTCTACCAAACTTATCGCTTAGAACAATACCAACTTCATAATTTCTATTTTGTTTTACAGAATGATTAGGATACTCTATTAGACTAGTGGTATTTGCTTCTAAATTAAAAGGACTTTTTTCATTACATGCAACATTGTAATTTAAGAACTTGGGGTAGCCCTGTTTGTCTTGATAATTACTATAAATAACTCTATTGCTTGCTATTTCTTGACCTAAAGCTCTTACAGGTGTTTTATCATAAACCCTTAAAGTATCTCTTTCTGGTAGGGTTCTAAATGGCTTTTTTGATTGGTAATTATATACATATACATCACCAGTTCCCGCTTGTGAAGCTATTTCAGTATATGGTATAACGTCAACAGTTTGCACAGCTAAGCCATCTGACTCTTTATATAATATCTCTACCTCGGATATTTTAAATTTAGATTGCAGTTCGTTAGCATTACATGGTAGTTTTATTTGTAATAAAATATTATTAACTTTATTATACATAAATGAAACAATAGTACTTCTATATGCTGCAGTTTCATCATCTATTATAGGTTCTTGTAATGGGTCAGGATTTGGTTCATATAAGAAATACCCGTCCTGTCTTGGAATATAAGCTATTTGAGTGAATGGAGCAAAAATTGAATACTCATTATCATCAAATTTATATCTATAACTAAATCTTACAAATTTATTTTCTAAGAATGTTGGATCCCCAATGTAATCTGGATTATAATATGGATTAGCATTAAACTTTACCTCAAGGTTATCTGCTAATGTTATATTAGCATTAACTACAACAGTGAAAGTGGTGTCATTATAAGACACTACTCTTATATTAGGCGGTATATCTGAAAGAGGATCTGTACTTGATATTAGTTGTCCAGGTTTGGGCCAAAATTCAGGTAATCCCGGATCATCTATTACAAATGTATTAGTAGCAGAAATAGCTCCATTCACTATAGCTGTTGATCCGCCGATTGGTAAAAACTCATCGGTAACATTATACATTGTTGTTTCGTCTCTATTAACATATAATAAAGATATTGTACCACTAGTAAAAATAGTATCAGATGAAACGGTAAATGAAACTAGATTAGGACCGGTTGTATTCACTGCTGTAACTTCGCCAATGGTAAAATCAGAGGTCCCAGGCGTAGCATAAACAATATCCCCAATAGTTATTAAACTTGCAGGGAATGTTAAGCCAGGTGTTATTTCTGCAGTATAAGGACCAGAGCCAGAAACAGTTCCGACAGTTGCCGTACTTGCTAATTCAAGCGCAGATGTTTTATATAAATCTATCGCATAAACAGGGCTTAATTTAGCAACTGATATTTGATCTTCTATAGTGTAGTATGTAATTGAATTTAATGCTCTAGATATATTTATTTTTCTAGGTTGATTTCTATTGTCTGTCCAAAATAATAAGTCCTCTAAAAGATTAACACCTATAATTGGATTTGTTTTTGAAAAATTAAGGAATGGCCCTTCTACTAATTTTGTATAAGTATTTTGAAGAGAATTATATAAATATATATAATTGTCTGCAAGTTTATTATATTGGCCATTTAATGTTGTATCTGTATAATTTGTTAAAAATAAAAATACTCTACTATTAGCTGTATCAACAAAATAACCAATACAATCTAAATTAGTAGATCCTGTTAAAGTATTAAAATCTATAACAAGTTCATTCCCTAATATTGTTTGTAAGGCACCCGCATCTGAATTTTCAGATTTACTTATTTGTAAATTTATTGCATTACGATATTCATTCTCAGCAATTAGCCGATCATCAATATCTTTATTCATTTTAGCGCCTGTAAAATTATTCGTAGTTTCTGCCATTATATTTTAGTGTTTAATCCATTTTGATTTACCTCTCATAACTTGTACAATTTCATGTAACTTGATGGTAGATAAACGTATTTTTGCATTTCTTAATTTAGCAAACTTTTCTTTGTTTAATCTTTGCACTAGATATTCTGGTGAATCTCTTCGTGTAGCAACAATAGCATGTAATATATAGGCATACATAGCTTCTTCCGCCATCTTAGGCACTCTTGTATCTAAATCATAAGCCAATCCATCAGATATATAGTCTAATGTAATAATCATCTTATGTAAATTGCTTGAAAAAGAAACTTTACCTTCTCTATCGTTTATTGTAAACCAACCATTACCTTGCGCATACTGAGGATCTAATCCGTACTGTCTTCCAACAATACCAAAGTTATCCCAACCATAATCATAAATATCAAGTCCATTATTGTAGTTTACTGAGTTAGCTAAGTATGTACCATTAAGCATATCTGTATTTGCTCTTCTCCATCTCTCTTCTATGATAGGCTCGGTGTCAATGTTATTGTTAAAATTATCCTGCACCTCAACTCCATAATCGTCCTGTAAAGGAGCTTCTGATGGATTAGATGTTAAGTTATTGGCTGGATAAATTGGATGCTTTACGCCTTGTCTATCGATCCAATACATACCAACATAGTTAACATAATCTTGCGGTAATACAACACTTAATGAATGTGGTATAGTTAATTCTTGAGATTTAATACTTTTCAATGTATCATAACTAAATTCTTGCATTGCTCTTTTAGCATGAAAGATTACATCAGTTCTTTTTACATCGGGTATTAATTTACCATTACCAACATAAGCAACCATGAAACTATTTATAACATCATTTAAACTTGTATATTGGTAACCTCCGTAGTTTTGTTCAACAGTTGCTCCATAAGCATCTTTATCACCATAGTTTCCTCCGGTTAATATCTTTAATTGAACTACTACATATAAGTTTTCAGCATCTACTAATCCAAAGTTTATTGTATTGTTAACAACACTATACTCAGCTGTATACTCAGTAAACGTTCCTGGATAACCTGTTACACTTGTGTATAATTTAAAATTATTTAACGGGTAGTTTACATCAAGCGGATTCCAAGAATAGAACTCTAAATTTGTATTAAATGTCGTAGTTACAGCATTAGAGCTATCTACTATAAAGCCCTGAGCACCCTCGTAATATTGTCTGTTTGTTTCGGTAATTAAACCTCCATTAGGCATTGGCATAGGTCTTAGTTTTTAGAGTTAATTTCTTCTTGTTGAGATTTTTGTGCTGCAACTTGTACAATTTCTGGATCACGTATTATAACTCCAGCATATAACAATATCTTAGTTATAACATTTGTTTGTTCAGCAGCATCAATTTCGAACTGAACAGAGTTTACTGGGGAATATATATATGGACCACTTGTCCAAGGTACACCACCAAATCCTGTGTATCCCCAAATAACATTATTTGGTTTTCTGATATAAGAAACACTGATGTCACTTGTTATATCTTTAGGCCACACATATATTTTAGGGTTTGTTGTATTTGCCCCAGCTGTTCCTACAGTGGAATTTTCATATACGTAAAGCGGAAATGTTTTTGTAGGTTTTGTAAGTGGAGATAAATTGATATATAATAGATAGTCTTTTTGAACTCTCTCTACTTCTATTTCGTCTTTATATATAACTGTACCAATCTTGTGTAGATTTGTTGGTACTGCAAAATGGTCAGTACTAAATGTACAATTACCAAATGTTTTGAATATAGAAATCATATTGTCTATATTCTTTTGTCTATCGGCGTATTCCGTATTAGATTGTGGAACCCTTAATTGTTGGTTTAAATCATCAAAATAAGATTCAAATATTTCTAGTTGAACCTGTGTTGCTACTTTGTTAAACTCATCTGGAGTCATATAGCCTCTCTGTTCTTTATTAAGAATGGAAAGTACTGTTTTGTAAACTGTATCTACGTTTATTGCCATTGTTTGTTTTTATTATAATATTTAGGCAGCTACCGCGTTATTACGCAATAGCCGCCTTTATATTAGTATTACGTATTATTGAAGTTTTTTCTCAATAGATTGGAAGATTTCAATACCTTCGTCTGTCTTGAAAAAAGCAGCCATAGCCGAATACGGATTTTCATCAAATGGAACTGTCATTAATTTTTTACCATTAGTTGCCCATTTAAAATCACGTTGATCAGGGGATAGCTTTATAATATTCGCTTCGCATGCTTTAATAGCAAAATTACGCAGCTGTATGTTTTCATCATTAACTAAATCTAAGAATAAACCTGGGTTTCTCTTAGCAAAGATTAACAAGTCTCTTTTTATCTCCTTAGAAGTCATCTTAGATACCTTAGAACCTAATTCAACACGAAGAATCGCTTCAGCTTGATCTACGTCCATAGTTGATGCAGCTGTCATTGCTTCTAATTCTTGTTCTAAGTAATCTAATTCATCAACCGCAATTAATACAGCATCAAACTCTTTATATTTTCTATTAAGTTGTGGATGAAATAGAGATAATAATTTTTGTAAATTTTGTTGTTCTTTTGGAACTGTTAGTGTCCCATTCTTAAATATAATGTGTCCAAGTGTAGCTTCTCCTTTTTGTTCATCTACAAATGGTGAATTTTGATTTGTTGCATATCTCAATTCTCTTTGTTCTTTTGTTACTGGATCAAACCATAACAGAGGAAATCTTCTAGAGTGTCTTGAAGATATTGTATAAGTTAGTGGACTATATGGTCCCATTAATAGATATGTTCTATCTTTTACTTCCCAAGCTTCTTGGGTTGTTGTTTTTTCTTTTGACATGATATAATATAATTAATTATTTTTTTTATTTTGAAAGTAAAAAAGAGTAAAAATTACCCCCGAAATTTCAACGAGGGTAAAATTTACACTAATTGGTTGTTACTAGGATGCTGAAGAAGTAAATAACACAAAGTTATTAGCTCCTTGAACACATAAACATCTTTCAGATAAGAAGTTTACCTCCATTGCATCTAAATCAGATGTATATGCTCCACCAACAGATCCTAATACCCAAGACTTCATTCTTCTATCGTCAGCTTGAGAAGCTCTATAACGAACGTGTAAGAATGGTCTACGGATATTTGTTCCTAAGATTTGATCATAAACAGTTGAAGTTCCTGCAGGTACCAAGATACCATCGATAGCAGACTCAGCTACAGCTCCACGAGTAGAAGCATCATTTAAGTATTTCCAATCTGTTTTGTAGAAATCATAAGAACCTCTACGGAAACCAGAGAATCCTAAGTTCAATGCCATTTCTTCAGAGTTTTCAAATAACCCGTAAGCAACACCACCAGCAGCACCAGAAGATAAAGAAGCTAACATATCATCAAAATCTAAAGATGTTTGACGGTTTAAGAACAACATGTTTTCTTCAATAGCACCTTGAGTATCTAAGTTTCTTAAGATTGAATCGAAATCAGCTAATCCAGCAGCAGCAGTAAAGTTATTTAATACGTTACCTCTTTCTTGAACAGCAGCGAATAAACCTTGTGTACCTTTTTTACCAGCAGCCAAAGCAGCAGATCCAGTAGCAGCTAATTCACCCTCTACAACAGCCATTTCTAAATAATCTTCGAAACGTAATCTTGTTTCAGATTCAGCTTTTAAGTACCACATAAATCCACCAGCACCATCTTCAGTAGCAATTTCTACCCATCCGATCTGTGCAGTATCAGAACCATTAACAACATATTTGTTACGGATGATAATTGGAGAGTTAGAGAATTGAGTAAAGCTTGGTTCGATGCTTGTATAATTATCGTTTGTTAAAGTAGATCCTTTTTTGTATTCAGAACCATAAACGAAGATTTTTAAATCATCCATTCCATCTGTAAATCCAGCAGCAGCTAAAGTAGCAGCAGTATAAGGAGCAACAGTTAAAGCACCAGTAGTAATGTTACTAGCAGTTACAATAGCTTTTACTTCTAATCCTGTAGCAGGATTCATAATAACGATAGTCTGATTAATAGAAATAACGTTTTGTACGAAATCAGCAGGGTTAGCTGGAGTTAAGTTAACTGGAATAAGTAATGTATTCGCAGCAGCACTTACTACATCAACACCTGTATAAGCAATGTGTAATCTATTTTGTTCTGACCAAATAACCTGATCTGAAGCCATTGGCATTTCGGCACCAACCATACGTAAGAAACCAGATAAAGTTCTGTTTCCATAACGCTCTACTTCTTGTTCGTAGATTTCTGGTAAATATTGTTGTGCAAAAGATACGAAATCCGCATTGTTAGGATCCGTAAAGTTTAGATAGTTAGTATCTAAAGCTTGTTGTTTCTGAGACGGTTTAATCGTCCCAAAGCTAGGCGTTACATCTGCCATAATTCTTTAATTTTAATTGTTAAATTTGTTTTTTATTTTTAGCTTTGTAGAATCAACACCATTAATTGCTTTAACTTTAAAACCATTTACAAATATTTCTCCACTAGCAGTTTGCCTTGGAGTGGCATTTATATTATTTGATTTTGCAGTTATCTCTTTAATTGCGTCTGCCTTACCTTGCTCATAAAAATGATTAGCTAAGGTGTCTACGTTTTCAGCAGCATACATTGCTTTGTGATAGCCTTTCAAATCTGTAACTTCCCCGTTGTCATTCAAGAACCTCTTGATTAGGTTTGTAATGTTTGATTGCTTATCTGCTACAACATCTGTATTTTGAATGCCATATCTAAAATTCTTTTCTCCTAACTTAAAATCAAAACCTTTGAAATCTTGAGAGAAAAAACTTTTTGTGTCATTCTTAAATTTAGAATGTTGAGTTTCTACAATTTCCTGCTCTTGTTGGTATCGGTTAAAAAAGTCAAGTGCTTTTTGTTGATCTTTATTTATACTTGGTCGTAACTTTACTTCCTCATAATACTTAGATTTAAGATCTTCTAAAAACTCTTTTGCTTTTGCAACTTCTTCCTTAAATGCGAGTTTCTTTTTACGGATGTCTCGCTCATCGTCTTCGTCCTCATCATAAGCAAATCGATCGTCCATTAAGAAATCAATCTCTTCTTCATTAAGATGTGGTCTAGTCTTTTTATAATATTCTTTTAATAATACCTCATTATTAACAGTTGAATAATCAGCATTCAATCTAATATAATCTTCTATTGATCCGCCTGTCTCCTCCATAAAAGAAACTAACTTTTCAATGTTCTCTGGTAATTGCTTACCGGTTGATTCTAATTCATTAAAAGCTTCTACAGCTTCAGCTTCAAGCTCAGCAGATGATGCGCTAATCTCTTCATCTGATACTTCTTGAATTACCGTAATGGTTGTTACTTCTTCTTTGCTTTCAACTTGGATGGTAGGGACTTCTTGTTCGGTGTTTCCTTGCTCCATTTTTTGCAATCCCATTTCGGGCTGTTCTGGCTGTAACACGCTTTCATTTGTGCTTTGCTCTTGAATGGCATCTGTATTTTCTGTTTTAATTGTTTGTAAATCAACTTTTGCAACTGCCGCAGGTTTATTTAATTTCTTTGGTGTTGTTCTTGGTTTTGGTTTTTGTAATTTAAAACTTCCTTCTTGTTTTACATTTTCTGACATGATATAATAATATAAAATTGGTTAATATTTTTTTACATAAGAGCTAAATCAAACTCGCCTAAACCTTGATCTTCGAAGTTCTTTGGTAAAGTATTATTTTTTCTTTGCTCTATAAGTTCTGATTGCTGAGTGGCTTGTATCTTTGTTCTTTGATCTTTACGATCTTCTGCTTGTCTTAATTTTTCGTTAGCGACTTGTATTTGTAATTGCCCTAACTCTAAATCATATTGGAATTGCTCTGCTAATAATAATTTCTTATTAGCAAGTTCTTGTTGCATTCTTTGTATTTCAAGATTCGCTTTAGCTTGTAACACTTGAATTTCTGTTTGGGCTAATGCTTCTCTTTTTTGTACTTCAGCCATTGCAGCGGCTTCTGAAGCTTGCGCTTGTGCTTCACCTTGAGCTCTAATATTATCTTGCTGAACAGCTTGATCTCTTTCTTGCTTCTTCTTCCTCTTATATTTAAGCGCTTGGTTAGCTAAATCTATATTATTAATTCTATTCAAATCAATAACATCTTCTAGATCAATTCCTCCAGATTGTAAAGCTATTTGTACGTTTCTTTCGAATGCAGCTTTTTCTTCTTCTTCTGGTTCTAATTCAAGGAATATACCAAAGTCATGCAGATTAAGATTTTCAATTTCTTTTAATGTTTCAACATTGAATAAAGATATGCTTTCTATCAATGCTTGTTTAGTTAATGGAAAATTTAATGAATCATTAATCCTAAGTGATACATTTTCACATACTCTTAAAGTTAAATATAAACTTGCGTCTTTTATGTGTCTAGTAGCAGTATTAGAATTTGCTGCAGCCATTTTTTGTAACCCAACTAAAGCATCTCTATCTGGAGTACTTCCGTCTTTTGCCTCATTTAATCCGGTTACATCCCTTATCATTTGTAAATAATATTGGTATGTTCCTATTAAAGCTTGGATCTTAGCATTACCATTAGATGTTTGTAATTCTTGAATAGGCACTTTGCCTGGATTCATTCCACCATCTTGGGACATAGATCTACCAACAATAGATCCAGTTTGGAAATACATATTAAGTGCTTCCGCTGGATTATAGTTTGTTCCATTACCAAGATCAACTTCTGCTAATCCATCAACATCAACAAATACTCCATCAGGCACCATTCTTGATAATACTTGTTGCAGTTTTAAATGCGTTAATTGGATCATATCAGCAAATGTAGTAGTTCTACTTACTAATGATTCAATTCTTCCTTTATATATTCTTGGAGCACAAATGGTATAATTCATTTGTACTTTTGTAGTATCAGCGTATGGGCGAGTCATATTCTCAGCTAACTTCCATTCTAGCATTTTTTCAAAACCTAAAATTTTAGCTCCTGAATATAATACCTCTATACTTCTAGATACTCTTTTAAAATTATCATTTTCAGGTGGATCAAAACTATCGTCTTTTTCAATAGCTTTCTCTAAACCTTGTTCTGTTTGTTTTATTTTAAATACTTGGTTTGAATATGTTTTGTATTCAAAGTACAATACTTGTACAGTAGTATTATCATTGCTTTGTCCTGGATAATTACGTATGTAATTCATATCCCCAGGATATTTTTCAATTTCTTTTAAATCTTCATCAGATAAATAAGGAAACTGTTTTTTTAATTCTTCTAAACTAATAGCTTTAACTTCTCCAACATAATATACATCTTCAAAGTTTGGATCTTCTGTGTAAGAATATACTAAGTTAGCTGGATCTACATAATCAATAACAATACCATTAGCAGCGTTCCATGATGTTTTTGCACATGCAATACCTATAACAGCTAAATCATAATTTAATCTTTTCGCTATTAAATCATATTTATTAGTAGCCAATATCTGGTTAATTACTTCTTCCTCAGCTATTTCTATTGAAGGTTTGTAATCTAATTGCAATCTCATTTCCAATTCTTCTTTACTTTCCGGAAGATTAGAAGGATCCGCACTATTATATAAGTTAGCTCCTAATTTGCTTTGGATCTCATCTAAAAGATCTTTTGCCATCATATCTCTAATTATACCTGCCGCATAATCAGTTTTAGCTTTAGTAGATGCTGGGTCTTGAGCATAAGCTTTTATACTATAACTTTTGTTAGATATACCATTAACAACTATATCTACAAATTTTGGCAATATAGGAATAGGTTTCCAATCTAAGTTAAGATAAGATAAATCACCATTAATTGATAATTCATCTTTATATTTTTGTATGGGCTGTTCACCTCTAGCGTAAAGTCTTAGTCTATGGAAATTCTGCCAATTAGAACCAAATCTATCATTGCCAGCTCCTCCAACCCTATCTCCTCTAAACCATTCGTTTTCAATAGCTCTACCAACTAAAGCTCCGTATTCGAGTGATTCCTTTACACTATCAGGTACTACCTGGCTTGGAAAAGAACTGTTACTATTAGTATAAATCATTTATTATATTATTTTTGAAGTATTGCCATTATTATCGTATCTCTTAAAATTCAAAGGTACCGCTTTTTTCTGTACCTCATAAACGGGAGTATACATGTGTTTATTGCATGCCATTATTGCTAATCCTGAACTAATAGAAGCATCGTGTTTAGTTCTATTACTAATATCGAATCTTGCCCAATCATTTAATGTACGTTGAAAGTACATTGATCCAAAGTTATCTCCTTGAATACCAACATGATTCTCAACATAAGTTTCTATTGCTGCGGCATGTGCTTGTATAATATCTTGACCTGAATTTGGTATACCACCTATTTCTTTTTCTGTAGGTGATAATTTATTCCAAACTTTATCTGGACGATTCATTGAAAATCCTCTATAACCTCTTCTCTTAAAATAATATAGTAATCTAGCCTTGTTATTCTCGGCAAGTATTGGCATACCATAAAATACGCAAGCCATTAAAACTTCCTCAAAGAATATTTCAGCTGTTTGCGGTCTAGCTATATATTCAAGAAAAAAATGATTAGCAGGAATGTTTTCCATTGAGAACTTTGTAAGTCCATGTAATGCACCATTAGATCCTCTAGAATCTACTGTTCCTGAAATGTCGTAACTATCACAACCAAAAGCACCACAGTGCTCATTGCCAGGATATTTCATTCCATCTTTTATTATTACGCGGTTTTGCAAGTATTTATCGGGAACCCAACTAATAAGGAATCTACCATCTTGATTCGGATAAAAAATCACTTTAGAATCTTGTATGCCGTTTTCCCATTGAAAGCTTCCACGTGTTAATACGCTAGAGTGTCGTAAGTCATCATTATAATCAATCTGTTCATATATCTTAGTAAGATTGAATAATGCCTGTTTAGCTTCATCTCTAAAAGCGTGTTGCTCTGTTCTAGGAAACTGTCTATAGTATTCATTTAAAGCATCAGAGTCTGATTTTAAACCTTCAACCTCGTTTTGCCAGTGTTCAATAACGCCTGCATCAATCCATTTACCATCAACGCCTTTTATTGGCTTTTCTGGAGTATCGAAGACAGGTAAGCCATGAGAATCAATGAATCCCTCGTAGGACCATTCCATAGGTATGAACAAACTATATAATCCTGAAGCAGTCTGTCCATTGCGGTTTCTTTTTGTAACATCTGAATTGTAATAAAGTTTTTTAAAGTTCTCTCCTCCTTTATCTAAAGCATTTGATGTTGAACCCATCATACACTTACCAATAATTTTAGATCCTAATCTAAGACACGTTTTCGTTACACGCCAGTTGTTCAATATATTATCTGGTTTTTCCCATTTGCCACTTTCGTCATGCGCTAAAAGTTTTAACTTTTCTCCATCATAACTATTGTCTCCTGTATTTTTCCAGTCAATTGTTGTATCTAATCCATCAAGCTCTTCAAGCTTTTCGTTTGCATCTAATTTCTTACGTGTAAGTTTTGATGCAGGTATTCTATAAGCTAATTCTGTTTTAGGTCTATCCATACCATCTTGGATAGGTTTAAAAAAGAAAGGATAGTTTATAGATATAGGAACAACCTTATCTGTAAACATCTTTTTAGCATCCGCTCCTGATTTTGATAATATACCAAAACGAGCATCACTTGATATAGTAGCTTGATTAACTAATTCCGCTGAGGACATAAATGAAAATCCAGAACGTCTATTCTTTAAATAGCACATTCCGTAACATCTATCATCAGCTTTACAGGCTTCCCAAAATATAAAGAAAAGTCTATTAGACTCTCTAAAATCTGGAGCACCTACATCTATCTTGCTCCATTGCAAGTACATATAGTGTGTTCCTGTTATATATGTTGGTTTACCATTATTATAAAAAGCAAACCCTTCTTCTCTGTGTTGAAATTCTTGATCGATGTAATCATACCACCGTTCTTTAAATACATCTGGATATTTATTCCAATCAAATACATTTTTAATCTTAGATAACTCCTTAGGAAATTCTTCTTGTACCCAATATTGCTCTTCTTTTTTATCAGATCGCTTATAGGCTTTTTCTATTAAAGGTAATGCTATCTTAAGATTTTGAATTTCATATATTTCACCAATCTTTCCGGTACGGCTTATAACAACAACATCATGGTCCTTATTATACCCATATTCCCATTTATTATGGCGATTTTTTTGTTTTATGATATTTGGCTTAATATAATCATCAAGCACTTTATATAAAGTTTGTTCGTACATTATTTAGACCTCCCTTCTGCAAAACCTTTAAACACTTTTGTGTCTGTTTGCTTTTCAGAGTCTTCTAGCATTCTTTCTTCTTCTTGTATTCTATTTAGAATTTCAAGAGCATCAAAAATAGCTAATTTTTTAGTTGCTGCCGCATTCTTTAATCTATCCGCAGATATATCGTCTCCGCTATCTACAATCTTTTCTTCAGCAACCTTTATTAATTCCTCAACTGCTTTCTGCCCAGCTCGGATTATATTCAGTTTCGTCTCCTTTATATTCATATTTAATTACAATATCATTAGATTTCATACAATACAATCGCTGGCCATCTATTATAAACTCAAACTCACTATATGGTTTGTAGCCTACAACATCACCAGGAGTGATTCCGAGCCCGTTTAAGGACTCATTACCATATTTTAGTATTCCAATATGCTTTTGCTCTTTGGATAGCTTAAATTGGTCTTTATTTTTTATTGGCATTACAAAACAACGGTCACCATTTGATTTCCATTTATTATCTGTTTTGTATAGATAGATCTGATCAGGTGAACAAAAATATAAATCTTCTTTAAAATATGATCTACTATTCTTTTGTCTTCCCTTAATGTCGTAAAATCTTCTAAATACATTATGATGTATAACAACAATATCTCCTATTTTTATATCCGTTTCGCTAAATAACGGTACTGATACCACTTCAGCTAATTTATTTACAGACTTAAAAGTTTCGATTCTTGTGTTTGTTATTAGCTTTTTACCATCAACATCAACTTCATTATTGTATCTAGATCCTACAGGTTTAATTATAAAATCAAATACAGCTGTCATATTCATTAGTATTCTAAATCATATTCAACTGATATTGCCATATTGCAATTAAACTTTTTCCACGGCATTACTTCATCTTCTTTTTTAATATAGATGTTATAGGAGTTATCAGTGGTATCTAATAATATATAAGAGATGCGATGCCCTCCGTAAACCTCTTGGCCTACGGAGTAATGCATTGCATCGTCTTTATAATTAGTTCCTATACTTATTTTTCTAACTACTGAATCCATTATGCTTCAACTACAGCTTCTGGCTCAATCTCAGTGTATGAACCATCGGTTAAATTAATATTAATTGCACCGTATTCTTCCTGAAGTTTGTTTTTGGTTTCTTCAATAAGATTATTAAGATCAGCTATTTGATGTAACAACATGTGTTTTTGTGATTCTACCATACCTATATTTACTAATATAGTATTAAGATCTTTTTGCTGATTTGTAATAGTTTCTAATTGTTCTGTTGTAATTTGTCTTACTACTTCCATTTTATTTAATTTAATTGTTAATATTAGTAGCAACGTCATGGAATCGAACCAAGTTATGCGGGCTTATGAGACCCGTGAGATACCTTACCTCCCACCTGCTATTTAAACCCGCCGGTTATTGACGGGTTATTTATTATCTATTATTTCTATATGCTCTAGCAACATTAGCTGGAACATCACTTTCAAGTTGCCCTACTCTAGTATATACGTCTTTATTTTTTGGATTATTTAAGACTCCGCCGCTTGAAACCTCTCTCCCCCGCATTACGGTTGGTAGCTTTTCTTTTTTTCTTGTTACATTAGCAGCTTCATTACCTATTCTGCCTGCTTCTCTTTTAGCTATTCCAACTAACATTGCTCCTTTTGCAGCAGCACTACTATCTGACTTTGCCATTGCTTCTGCAGCAACTCTTCTTGAATTTTCAGAAAAAATGCTATTAATTTTTTCGCCAGCTTCCTCTTTTGTCATATTACTTTTAGGATCTGTTTTTTTCTTAGGATCTGTTTGCTTCATTGGCGAGCAAGACATTAATGTTGGGGGGATTCCATTACCGGTTTTAGGCATGTTTCCTCTGCCTGGTTTCATTTTAAAAGGACTGTTCATTTTTTTTTGTTTTAATTGTTTAGTTTATTTTTTTTCTTTTATATATTAACAGATCTGAAGCTGGAGAAACAACATTTTCAACAAGTGTATTTTCATCCATAACAATCATTTTTCCAACAGCTTTCCAATTGTTTTCTTTATAATACGTTTCCATATATAAAGCGTCTCCGTGAAATTTGTAACTGATTACATCTATTTGTCTATTGTTTTCTTTTATAACAATTGTTATTTTAAATTCTTCTTTGTTGATGGTTTTAAATTCAACAATGTGAAATTCTGTTTCCCAAGTGCCTTCTAAAAACTTTTTATTTATTTTTTGAGAATAAGAAACAAAAGAAGCAAATAATAATACTAGCAATAATAATACTTTTTTCATAATAAATTAAATTTAAGTTATAATATTATTATTACGTAAGTTTATTGCTTTTTATAAGCTTCCATTTCCCAAGGTAGTTTTTTAGAACCTTCTTTCATTTTAGATCTAGAATATGTTTTTCCTTTCCAGAAAACATTCTTTTCATCATAGCCTAAATCACCCCGTTTCATTTGATCAATGTGGATAAGCTCATGCTCAACCGTCTTATTCTTTTTTAATTCTAATGGGGATACATTCTTGTTTACCAATATAGTGCCATTAGATTGCGCCATGCCTAAAATATTGTCATCCATATCCTTACTGTATATTGGCGTATTCTGCACATTGTAAGGAGGCCCTGACATTTTAAATCCCATAGGCTTATTTATTTTTTCTTTTTGTTTTTCATTGCGGCTTGGGCATTCATTGCATAATGCTTTCTAGCAGATGCTGAAAGTTTAGGATTGCTAGCTTCTTTAATATTATAAGCTGTTTTTTTACTTACCATTTTTTTCTTTTGCATAGCTGGAGTTTCTGCTGCAGGAGCAGGCGCTGGTTTTGCAGGAGCAGGTGCTGGTTTAGCTGGGGCCGGAGTTTCTTTTGCTTTTTTTGCCGCAATTGACGCTGTAATCTTTTCTTTAAATGTTGTAGATTTTGGCGTATTAGCTCTTTTTGCTGCAATTTTTTCTTTAAATTTGCCAGAAATTTTACTTGGCTTAGCTTTATTTATTACTTCTTGTGCGGGATTTCTCATTGTAATTATTTGTTAATTATTTATCTTGTTGTTTTGTTTTATCTTCAAAGTGACTGTATATTCTAATTGCTGTATAACCAATAGAAAGTATAAGAAGAATTATTTTTAAAGCTGGTTCTAAATTTGTCATTGACAAAGATAATGCTGCCGCGTTTAATCCGTATAGTTTAATATCAGTTGTGTCCATTAAAGTTTACATTTCGCTCTCTGAGTAATAGGAGCTGCGTGATACATAGTTGGAGTTTTCTTAACTTCCATTCCATCTTTTCCGTTGCTAGAACCTTTGCCCATTGGG